GTTGGCGTCCTGCTGTGGGCTGGGTTGGGGTGGCTGGTCTTGCTTATCAATTCCTCGGGTACCCCCTGATGCAGTGGTGCTGGGCTTTTGGGCAAGGTGTGGATATAATTCCTCAAGGTCTATCCGCACCGCCTGATCTTGATGTTGAGCAGTTGATGGTGCTCTTATCGGGTCTTCTTGGTTTTGGCGGGATGCGCAGCTTTGAAAAGCACAAAGGTGTGGCGAGTAAGTAATGCCCCTAACCAAAATTTTGTTTAAGCCGGGGGTTAACCGGGAAAACACTAGGTACACAACTGAAGGTGGTTGGTACGAGTGTGACAAAATTCGGTTTCGCCAAGGTACACCCGAAGTTATTGGTGGGTGGGAGCGTATTTCCGGAAATACCTTTCTTGGTGTGTGTCGCTCACTGTGGAATTGGACCACGCTCAGCAACTTTAATTTGTTGGGGCTTGGGACAAACTTAAAGTTTTACATTGAGAACGGCGGGGCGTACAACGACATTACGCCAATTCGCGTAACCACTACCCTTGGGTCTAACCCGTTTCTTGGCAACGGCACTACGACGGTAACTGTTACTGCTCCCTCACACGGTGCTGTTAATGGGGACTACGTTACGTTTAGCGGTGTTACGGGTACTTACGCTTCGCTGTTGAACACTCAATTTAGCATTACGTTTGTCGATGTTAACTCGTACACAATCACAACCTCATCCGCTGTCGCGGCGGGTACAACCGGTGGTTCAGCAGTTTCGGCTGCATATCAAGTTAGTATAGGTACCGCAATTCAACAGCCTTACGATGGTTGGGGCGCAGGTAAATGGGGCGCTGGCTATTGGGGTATTGGCGGTACCACCACCACTTCTTTGCGGATTTGGAGTCAAAATAATTTTGGCCAAGATTTGGTGTTTGGGCCCCGTGGTGGTGCTATCTATTACTGGCAAGCTGATAATGGAATTACCACACGCGGTGTAGCGCTAAATACTTTGGGTGGGACAGTTACGTTTACGTCCGCATCTCCTACGGTTGTTACTTTAACCAGCGTGCTTACAGAAGGCACAGCGGTTCAATTTGCTGCATCTGGGTCTTTGCCGACTGGCATATCGGCTGCGACTACGTACTATTTGTTTAACGTAAACGGGCTGACGGCTAATCTGTTGGACACCAATGGTGCTCAAGTTAACACTTCTTCGACTGGGTCGGGGGTGTATATCTCCAAGTTGGTTGACGTACCAACGCTCCAAAACTATTTGTTTGTATCCGACGTTAATAGGTTCGTGTTCGCGTTTGGCGCTAATGATTACGGGTCGGCAATACAGAACCCAATGCTAGCGCGTTGGTCGGATCAAAATAATGTGTTGGAGTGGACACCGGATGCCACAAACCAAGCCGGAAGCGTGCAGCTATCACACGGGTCACAAATTATTACAGCGGTTCAAACCCGGCAAGAGATCGTAGTATTTACTGACTCTTCGGTATATTCCTTTCAATATCTTGGTCCTCCGGTTGTATGGGGTACTCAGCTCCTTGGCGACAATATTTCCATCATCAGCCAGAATTCAGCAGTTGTTGGTTCTGGAGTTATTTATTGGATGGGCGTAGACAAGTTCTACATGTACGACGGTCGCGTGCAAACGCTTAGTTGCGATTTACGTAAGTTTATATATAACGATATTAATTTAACCCAAGGACAGCAAGTATTTGCTGGAACCAATGAAGGGTTTAATGAAGTTTGGTGGTTTTATTGTTCTATTACTGGGCCAAATGGCACAGGAACGGCAGCAAACCCCAACACAACAATAGACCGCTATGTGGTCTACAACTACTTAGAACAAGTTTGGTACTACGGCACGATGGCTCGCACCGCTTGGAATGACTCTGGACTTCGGGCTACGCCACAAGCGGCTACTTATTCGTACAATATTGTTGATCAAGAGTCGGGTTTAAATGACAAAGAAACTGCTACGACACTGCCAATAAATGCGTACATTTCTTCGTCTGAATTTGATATTGGCGACGGACATAACTTTGGGTACATTTGGCGGGTGCTGCCAGATTTAACGTTTAATAATTCTTCGACTGATCCAAATACTGGGGCCTTGGCGCAACTAACAATGACGCTGTACCCTATGGCTAACTCAGGGTCAGGTGTTGGAACCTCTGCTTCCGCTACGGTTACAAAATCAGCGACGTACAATATTACTGAAGAATTCACTGGGATTGTGTATACCCGAGTACGGGGCCGACAACTAATTTTTAAAGCCGAATCAAATCAAATTAATACTTCGTGGCAGTTAGGCGCACCACGGATTGACATTCGTCCGGACGGCAGGCGATGAGTTACACAATTACGGTTGAAAATGCACTTACTAAAGTAGCCGCGCCTAATCTTCCACTAGCTCCAGCCGAATGGAATAGTCAGTACCAAGACCAATTTGCCAATGTCTTGCGGTTGTATTTTAATCAGCTCGACAAATTACTAGGGCAGTTAACTGCGTCAACTCAGGCAGCAGTTATTAACGTGCCGTACCTTGCGGTGCAGGATACCGTTAGTCACACTGTCACTGCGAACACCGCAAACGCCATGACGTTTAATACGGTGGACTACTCTAACGACTGTTCATTAGTTTCAACCAGCCAATTTACCGTTACCTACGCTGGCATCTACAACCTCCAGTTTAGTACGCAGTTTCAGAATACAGACACTCAACTACAAGATGTAAGCATTTGGTTGCGTAAGAACGGAACGGATATTGCCGGTTCCACTGGGTTTGTTTCTGTCCCAAACAAACACGGAGGCGTAGACGGACACGCCATTGTAGGGTGGAACTTTTACTTATCCCTTGCTGCTGGCGATTACATTCAGCTTTACTGGTCAACAACTAACGCTGCAATTACCATACAGGCATACGCTGCGGGCACATCACCAACCCGTCCAGCCACGGCGTCTAATGTGGCAACTTTAACTTTTGTGTCGAGCGTTTAAATCATGGCAAGCACAAACCGAGCGCTAGACGAAGAAGAAACGCCAGAGCAAGCTGCTGCGCGTGAAGCGTCTGTCGCCCAACAAAATGCCGATGCTCAAGCTAAAGCAAACGCTCAAGCTGCTGCCGACAAAGCCAAAGCAGAAGGTAGAAATCCGGCTATTGCCAACTTACTTAAACAGTTAGGCGGAGATAACGAAGCCACTCGTGCTATTAGCGGCGCTTTGTACGACAAGTATGGGCTGGGCAGTTTAAGTGATCTAGGTCGGGGCGAAGCTATTACTGTCCCGGATGAATACACAGATCCCGGAGATAGTGGCTCTTCTTTGCAGCGAGCGGGATATACATACAACCCATTTATTAATAAGAACACCGGCCAACAGATTGGTGATCTTGGGTTCTTGGACAAAGAAGGTAAAGGCACTACGCACTTCGCGCTTGACCCAACTACTGGAAAGTTAACGTCTTGGTTTACGCCTCGGTCCCACGGTATTTGGGATACGGGGTTGATGGACTTTGCCAATATGGTGCCGGGGCTAAACGCCTATACCGTACCTCTTACCGCTGCTCGTCTTGCTAATCAAGGTGAATGGGGCAAAGCACTTGCGCTAATGGTCCCGCAAGCGATGAACTATTTAGCAAACAGCACGGACATTATGTCCAATCTTGCTGGTGCTCAAGGCGCTGATTTTAACCCCGTGGCAAAAACTCCCGTTGGGATGATGTTTGAGGCGGAAACTGGTATTCAAGGCAACTTAGCCGATACGATTGGTAAAGCAATACAAAGCGGAGCTATATCTGGATTAAACGGTAAAGATGTTGGACAAGGGGTTATAAACTCCCTTACTTCTGGTAGCCTTGGCGGTAGTTTAGGTAATACTCCCCTTGGTGATACAGGGATTACACTCGGCACTGCTGGTAACGTTGCTTCGTTAGCGGCAAACTTGGCTTCTGGCAATCCTAACTTAGGGGCAGCACTTAGCTCCACAGGTTCTTTGCTTGATAATTCGACCTTAAGTGATGCGGGTAAAGCCTTTTCGCTTGGTCAAGGTCTGTTGTCTACTAAAGTAAATACTCCCCAAGGCGCGGCCAATGCGTTTCGTGGGTTAGCCAGTTTGACCGGCGGTGGGGGCGGCAACAATGCTCCTGCCCCAATTGAAAATAACCCGGCTTCAGTCGCCGCCCCCGAATTATCCTTAGATCAATTTGCTACTCCCCTTACTGCTTCTGCTGCCCCAGCAGCTCTTACGGCATTAAATACTTCAGGAACTAACATGTTTGATGATGAAGAAGACAACGGTCAAAGTTGGGGCTGGGACGATACACTTGTTAGCCCTGACCTAAGTAGCTACCTGAACACCGTAGATTTAAGTCAGTTTACGGATGGGCTTAGCGGTATAGGTGATTCTGGGTTAGACACAATAAATATTGAAAATCCCGGAGATGCTGACCCTCTTCGTTATTTTGAAGGACTTCCAGCAGACCCAAATGCGCCTGTTTTAGAGGAAAGCGAAAGTCCATTTGGTGGGCTAGCTTACGGAGATAGAACTGGGAGGGCAACCGATTCAGACAATTGGGATTTGCAGGGGACTGGGCCAACCTCCGATTCAGAATCCACGGATGAATTACTTGCGCCACCCCCTTCAGAACCCACGGATGAATTACTTGCGCCACCCCCTTCAGAACCTACGGATGAACCGCTTGTGCGGCCAGTTGGAGTTGGCCCTCTTGCCACTTGGAATTCTGAAAAGAATCGGTGGGAAGAAACGGATGATGAAGGAAATACTGTTACGTATGATAGGTCCGGTAATCCAATTGTAGGCGGGGTTTCGGGTCCGGGGTATTACCCAAACGGACAGCCAATCCAAGGCGAAAGGCAAATCCTAAAGGGGGGAACCCCCACAAAAGCAACTGAAGCGGGCGGTGCAAAAACAGCGGCGGGGACGGGGACGGGAACTGGAAATAAAATAGTAGATGCCGCTAAAAAGCTACTAACCGGGACCGGTGCTGCCGGTGCTGGCCAAAGTGGATTGGGGTCGCTTCTCCCACTACTGCTGATGATGTTCGCCGCTAATAAGAGTGGGAGTAGTAATGCCCCTGCTGCCTCTTCAGCCGGTATTCCAGCTTTGACCGCTACGCAAATGCAGACGCCGTATAGCGCACAGATGCAAGCTCCGGGGTATCGTCCGGGTCAAGGTGGAATTAGTTACTTTAATCCTGTTCAGTATGCTCCTAGAATGGCCGCTGGTGGTATTGCTAATTTACGCGCACCAAAGGGGCGGCTGCTAGACGGGGCAGGTGACGGTGTGTCTGATTCTATTCCCGCCACGATTGGAAAAACGCAG